AAAACCTTACTCTCCTCGCGGGAGGAACTGGCGACTTCACAGTCGGTGAGACTATTACGGGCGGCACTACAAACACGACTGCCGATGTTAAATCGTGGGATTCTTCTTCGGGTAAGTTGATTATTATTAATCGTGATGGTAGGTTTACTATCCCCGAAACTATCACTGGAGATGTATCATCTGCATCCTGGCAAACTGCCAACTACAACACCCTAAATAATGTCAATACCTCTGACGTAGTGGACAGCAATTACACTATTGAAACAAAAGCAGACGGCATTTTAGACTTCACTGAAGTTAATCCTTTCGGTGAGTTTGGTAATTCAGGCGGCACACTTTAATGTTAGGCACTTATACATATCACGAAATCATTAAGAAAACAGTAGTTGGATTCGGCACACTGTTTAATAATATTGAGCTTCGTAGGACTAAAGGATCAAAGACTGAGGTGATGAAAGTGCCTCTAGCATATGGTCCTAAGAATAAATTCCTTGCTCGCTTACAGGCAGTGGGTGATTTATCAACACAGGACCAATCACAGATTACTCTCCCTAGAATTTCTTTTGAGATTCAGGGAATTCAGTATGATGCGACTAGGAAACTATCACCCATCTCGGCAATTAGAGCCACTAAGAGTGATGGTAAGGAAGCAAAATCTTTCATGCCTGTCCCATATAATGTAAATTTTGAATTGTCTATTCTTGCAAAGAATCAGGATGACTCTCTACAAATCTTGGAGCAGATTCTTCCATACTTCCAACCAAGTTTTAATTTAACTATGAATCTTATTCCCGACTTAGGGGAAAAGAGAGACTATCCAATTACTTTAACTTCAGTTGATTACAGTGATGAGTATGAGGGGGATTACGATACACGTCGCACCCTCATCTATACTCTTCAGTTTGTTGCTAAGACATACCTATATGGTCCTCTTAACGACGCAACAGGTGAAGTTATCAAGAAAGTCCAGGTGGACTATGCCACTTCCGTCGATCGTCAGGCACCACGCGAGTTGCGCTATACCGTAGAACCAGATCCGCTAAATGCAGATCCTACGGACGATTTTGGATTCTCCGAGTACACATCTCATTATGTCGATGCAAAAGATTACAACCCAGTCACAGGACAAGACGAGTAAAAACTTTGATGGTATCGAAGATGCCCTTGACGTTGATACTGATATTGTTCCTGAAGTAAAACCTGATATTGAAGTTAAAGTTGAGGAGGTTGCAACCTCAACTAGAGATCAATTGAAGAAAGACTACGAGTATACTCGTGGTAATCTTTACTCTCTGATCGAGAAAGGTCAGGAGGCAGTTGATGGTATCCTTGAATTAGCACAAGAATCTGATCAACCAAGAGCATTTGAAGTTGCTGGTCAATTAATCAAGCACGTCGGTGACGTTGCTGACAAACTGGTCGATCTTCAAAAGAAGGTTGCTGACATTGAGAATCCCAAGGGATCTACTAAAGAAGTCAACACCACTAATAACACCATGTTTGTTGGTAGCACAGCAGACCTTGCTAAATTTTTAAAACAGCAACAAGATAAATAGTAACCGTAGGAGTACGTATTAACAATGTCAGTATTAAATGTCATTGACACCCAAACCATTTCTGCAAGTGGCAATGGCTACGTTGTGGTGAAGTCAGGTGTCCTCCGCTGCTATGCAGCATCAGCATCCACGATTCAGATCGATGCTGGTCCTGCCGTAACACTTGCAGCAGGCGAAGCACTGCTCCTGTCTTGCGGTAAGGCAAAGAATGCACAAATCAATGCGATGACTGATGCAGCAACTGCTGTTGTCACCGTCCTTGGTGGTGGCACCCCCGCACACAAGTTTGCTGTTGGTGATTTTATCGCGACAGAAGCAAATAGTGATGCAGCATTTACGAGTGACTTCGTTGCTGCAGCATCTGGTGGTAAGAAAGTAACGGCAGTTACGAATACCACAATCACTACTGACTATGACAGTAGTGCAGCGAGTGCTGATTATGCTCTGACTGGTGCCAAGGTTGCATCAGGCACTGTCCCTGCACTTAAGCGTGCAGTCAAACTCACTGCTGGAGGAGCTGACGTTATTGTCGAGCAAGTCCAAGTAGTTGGCGGTTGATCTACTATTACCGAGAAAAGACATGAAAAGTTTTACTGATTTCTTCAGCGAAGAAGCATCTGACGGTCTGAAAGATCGCCGTATGGAGAGGGGCGGTGTTGATGGCAACAACCGTTATAACAAAGCACCAGGCAAACCTAATACGTTTGGTAAGAAGAAACCCCAAGAGGGTGGTCCTTCTGCCATGGAGAAGGTGAAAGCACAGATTCGTGCAAAGTATGGTGATAAAGCAATCAAAGAAGATGCTAAGATGGGCAAGCAGTCAGATGAGAAACTGGCAGCGTTGCATAAGCAAGTCAGTGGTGGAGATCAGAGTCTCCCCTCTAATCAATTTATGTTGAAAAGAGTGACTAAGGAGATGAATCGCAGAAAGAAAGCAACTAAGACTGAAGAGTTTGTTGCTGAAGGAAAGAAAGCATGTCCTGACTGTGGTGATGGCAAGAAGTCCTGTAAGGGTTGTAAGACCTGTGGTGGAAAAGGTTACGTTGTAACTCATGATTGCTCACAGAAAGTTGAGCACGCTGAGTGGGGAGTTGGCACTTGCATTCCTGAAATGCATACTCTTCTCGCTGACGGCACTGTCACTCACTACGATGTGATCTTTGAGCACGGCATTGAAAAGAATGTGTCTGTGGAAAATCTAGTAACTCTAGTATCTGAAGCACATGAGCATGTCCAGAATGATGACAAGAATGTTTTCCTAGAGAAGGCAGGTCTGTGGGCAAACATTCACGCTAAGCGTAAGCGTGGTGAGAAGCCTGCTAAGAAAGGTGATAAGGATTATCCTAAGACTCTAGAAGTTGAGGGTTATGCTCCTGGTGATGTTGATCAGAAAGTTGGTGCTGTAACTCCTATCCCCAAGAAGGATCAGGATGATGCTCGTGCAAGAATCCTTGCTAAGGCAAAGGCTAAGCGTGCTGAGCGTATGAAGAGTGAGGCTGTGCTCAATGAGCGTGGTGACCACTGGCATCCAGATCCTGAGCAGGATAAGAAACTGGGTGGACCTGGTGCTAACCAACGTGCTCGTGAAGATCGTGCGTCTTCATCGTCCTCTTCCTCTTCCTCTTCTTCTTCCGACTCTAAGAAACTGAAGCCAGGTGAGTCCTACATGGACTATTCCAAGCGTCAGAAGGCAGCAAAGTCTGGCACTGCTACCAGCAGATTGAATAAGTTGGGCGCTAACATCAAACCCAAAGAGCGTAAGCGCGACAAGATCGGCAAGGCAATTGGTAATGCACTTGATCGTGTTGCTGGTATCAAGAAGGAAGACGTTGATGTGGTATCATTCAAACAGTTTGGAGATCAATGATGGCAGCATGTAAGTATTGTGGTATCACATGCCCGAAAGGGCATCGCCGTCCAATTACCTGGATGGAGAAGCATGAAAAGAATTGCCCAAACAATCCTAAGAATAAAGAAGAATGAAAAACTATTCCGAATTTATTACTGAGGCAGGCGCTTGGCAACGCAAGGAAGGTAAGAATAAAGAAGGAGGATTAAATGAAAAGGGACGTAAATCTTATGAAAGAGAGAATCCTGGCTCTGATCTTAAAGCACCTCAACCTGAAGGTGGACCTAGAAAAAGATCTTTCTGCGCCAGGATGAGTGGCAACAAAGGGCCTATGAAAGATGAGAAAGGTAAACCAACTAGGAAAGCATTGGCACTAAGGAAGTGGAAATGTTAGGTAGTTTTTACCTAACAATCATAGTAGTCGTATTCTTTGTTGCTGCGATCGGTATAAATGCAACCATGAGGATGTTTGCATACGCAGACCTAGAGTTGCGCTACTTACTAATTAAGTATAAACTATGGATGATGGAGCGTAAGCTTCGTAAGCAACTAACTAAAGAATCTGCAGACTACAAACAACTAATTGAGGAGTTGAAAGATCAAAATGGAAAATGAAAAAGAATTAAGTAATCTTAAACTTGATCGTAAAGAATGTGCCAAGTGTGGTGCTACTTGGATCAACGGCAAGCATGTGTTTAGAGGCACTGGCAATTCATATAGTGATAGTGAGATGGATCTTGCTGGACTTGTATGTAATAATCTAGGTAATGAGGAATGTATCAACCCTAAGAAGGGTGTAGTTGGTGGTCAGACTTGGGAGTATAGGGCAGGGTATATTGACGGTGCAATGAAGACCAAAAAGGATATGATAGAAGAGTTGGGAAACCTTGACAAAGGTTGACGCTGACTAGGATCTGAAGTATACATAGCAGTAGTTACAACCGATTTGATGAAGTTATTTCTAGCTTTTATTGTGTCATTCTTTCTGGCATTGCCAGTGTACGCTGTAGACGTTACGATGGGGTCTAATGGAAATCTTGTATTCGATCCAGATAATATTACTATTGCTCATGGTGAAACAATTCATTTTGTGAATGGTATGCTGCCCCCTCACAATATCATTGTAGAAGGCAGAGCAGATCTCTCTAGAGAGTCTCTAATGTTTACCCCTGGTGAGTCTCAGGACATTCTCTTTGCTGATGCTGGAGACTATACATTCTTCTGTGGTCCTCACCAAGGAGCAGGTATGGTAGGCACAATCCACGTTTCGTAATGAAAATATTTTTAGATACAGCAGATATTTCTGCTATTGATAAGGCATATTCTACTGGTCTTATTGATGGAGTGACCACTAATCCAACACTAATTTTAAAGTCAGGAGGAACTCTCTATGATGTCGCGCAACAGATCACAGAAAATTGTCCTAACTTAGTCAGCGTCTCCACGGAGGTGGTTGCCGAGACAGCTGAAGAAATGGTAGAGCAGGCACAAGACTATCTACCAATTGGAAAAGCAATTACTATTAAAGTCCCTTGCACAGTTGAGGGACTCAAAGCATGTAAGATGCTTTCAGATCAAGGTATCAACACTAATGTCACATTAGTATTCTCAGTCTCGCAAGCAATTCTTGCTGCTAAGGCTGGTGCAACATACGTCTCTCCATTCGTAGGAAGAGTGAATGATAACTCCTTTGGTGGTATCGCACTTGTCCAATCGATTGCAGAGACTTTTGCTGTACATAGAGTTAGGACTCAAGTCTTAGCAGCATCAGTGAGAGAAGTAAACCAAGTTGGTCGCTGCTTTGCTGCTGGTGCTGATGTTGTCACAATTCCTGCAAAAGTCTTTTGGTCAATGTATAACCACATTCTGACAGACAAAGGATTAGAATTGTTTCAGAAAGACTGGGAAGACGCTCAGTCTACGTTATGATAAGCACAGTATTTGTCTTTGGGTTTATATCGCTCTTGACTTATGCTATGCTCATCACATGGCCAATTAAAAAAGGTAAACAATGAAAGTCGGTATTATTGGATTGGGTCGCATGGGCGAGGGAATGTCTCGTCGCCTCATTGCAAACGGTCATGAGGTATGGGGATATCGAAGAAACAAAGAGAAAGGTGATGAGGCATATGACAAAGGATATGTTAGTGGTATTTGCTATGGCATTCCTGAGTTATCTGTGCAAGTACACCAGGGAGATTACATCTATGGAGAGAAGTCTGGTGAGACAGTCTTCAGCAGCACCAATGCTGTCTTCATGCTAGTTGTCCCAGCAGAAAACGTAGAAAGCACCCTCGATGAGTTACTACCACATTGTCGTCAAGGCGATATTATTATTGATCATGGCAATTCCAATTTTAAGGATAGCAGGAGGAGAGCAATTCGTCTGGCAAAGATTGGCATCCAATATATTGACTGCGGTACTAGTGGTGGTGTTTACGGTTTGGATCGTGGATATTGTCTTATGGTTGGTGGTGCAAATACTGCAGTATCCGCCTGCTCTCCGATCTTTAATGCACTCAGCCCTGGCATCAGCAGTGCTCCAAGAACAAATCCAGATTCCTATGTAACTAATGCTGAATCAGGTTGGTTGCACTGTGGTCCTCCTGGTGCAGGGCACTTCGTGAAGATGGTCCATAACGGTGTTGAGTATGGAATCATGCAAGCATATGCCGAGGGTTTCAATATTCTAAAAGAGGCAAATGCTGGAGCAGAGTATGTCAAAGAAGGAGACGCTGAAGTCGCGCCTATGGCAGATCCTGAATCTTATTGCTATGAGATTAACGTTAGTGACGTGGCTGAGTGTTGGCGTCGTGGTAGCGTTGTTGGTAGTTGGTTACTGGACCTTACTGCCGATGTGCTCCGAAATGACAAAGAGCTTACTAAGTTTGATGGTGGGGTTAGCGATAGTGGTGAGGGACGTTGGACTGTTCATGCTGCTGTGGACCTTGGGGTTCCTGCTCCTGTCCTTAGCACTGCACTATTTGAGCGATTCAATTCAAGAAGACTAGGCGATTTCGCAAACAGGATCTTGAATGGTATGAGATATAAATTTGGGGGACATGACGTGCGATGATGTTACAGTTTGCTAGATTCTGTGGGACGGTATTAAACAATCCATATGGCATAGGGTTTCTAGCATGGTGCCTAGTCTTCGTGCCTGTCATAGGCATGTGGGCAATTCATAAATATAATTGGCAGCACTGGGAACCATTCCATAAAAAATAAACATGGAAGCCGATTATAGCGTCAATTTAAGAATAGAAGATATACGTTTATTGCATCACTGTGTAATAAAGAGATTAGAAACATGGGAGGGGTCTCCTGCTCGACCACCAGAAGAGCAGGAGCACTTATGGTATATGAGAAATTCTCTTTACCGAATGATCTTAGATTATCAATTTAATGAACTTTGAATTAGACATGGAGGACTACGCAATCATCCTCAATGCATTACACTACTACAAGAAGGTTGAGAAGCGAGGAAACTTCAAGCAGTATGATGAAGAACGCATCAATCAATTAAGAGATAAGATGGCTTATCAATTAATCCCTTCAGCAGATAGTGGTAATAGGTTGTGAATTTATTATTGAGACCACTTGATAATGCCAACGA